ATACATGATTGAGGAATTTAAAACTGCAGTGTATGCAGATGCAAAAAGCGCCTTCGGGAGTGCCAACAAACGTGAAGCAATAGCGGATTGTAATAACCATGCAATGGATGACTGTAAGTATTTTATGCTGGTCAATCCTGTGGGTTATGAGCAAGTTAAGTTAAAATGGCCTACAATGGTTAATAAGTGGTTAACATAGGAGCACAATTATGAATACTCTGTCTGGGGCAATCCCCGTCCAGGACCTCCAACATGAGGTTGTTGAGCAACTTGCCTCGGATATGGAGGCTCCCCAAAATCAACCCTCACCAGATATGGAGGGGGTGGAGATGGAGGGCGGCCAAGACACTGGTGGTTCTGATGATGAGACTGAAAAGAAACTACTTAGTTATGTAGCTAGTTGGAAAAGTAAACTTCGGCAAATACGGTTGGACAAACAAGCACTCTGGGATGAGTGTTGGCAACTATATAGGGGTGTGGAGGATTGGTCGGAGAAGGATGAATGGCAAAGTAAGATCTTTTTGCCAAAGAGCTTTGCGGGGATTGAGCAAGCAACAAGTATCATCAAACGGCTGTTGACCAGTAGCAAAAAGCCGTTTTATGTAGAACCAATTAACCCAGATGATCTGGTGATGCAGGCTCGTAGTCAGCAAATGACAGATCTGGTTAAGGTTCTTTTAGAAAATGCCAACTATAGTGAAGAGTTTTTAGTTGGGTTAAAAAGTGGGTTTATTACTGGGGTTGGAGTGTGGAAGGTTTGGTGGGGGCTGGCTGAGCGAGAGAGGATTCGTACTGAACGCTCACAGCAATTCGACACCCAAACAGGCCAGCCAGTAATGAATATGCAAACTATCTGGGAGAAGATCCTTGAGGGTAAGTTGTTTGTAAGGGCAGTAGATCCATATAACTTTTTTTGGCTACCAGGCAGTAAGATGAATGAGTGGGTTGGGACGCTGGAGGAGATGGAAGTTCCTAAATGGGAGCTGATGGAGATGGCCTCAAAGGGGGTGTTTGATGAGGAAAAGATCAAATCCCTTGGTAACCGTAGGTTAGATGATGCCCAACAACGAAGGTTTTTAAGGTTTGGTGAGCGCCCAAGATCTGAAGGCCAAAGTGAAACTACCAACAGTGTGAAGATAACTGAGTATTATGGGCCAATCATCAAGGATGATAAAGTTATTGAACGTCATGGGCACATACTTATTGCTAATGACGATGTAGTTTTGAAGTGGGGGAAGAATGAGTATTGGCACCGCAAACCCCCGTATGTTGGGTTTAGCCCATTAGGGATACCCTTTAGGACTGAAGGTGTTGGATTGATTGAGATGGTTAGGTCGATCAACAAAGGGCTAAACAAAATCACCAACCTCGCAGTAGATACGCAAATGTACAATCTCTTACCAGTATTTGAGGTTGTGCCAGAGGTTTATGAGAATGCTGAGGATTTTGAGAGTGGTCTAACCCCCGGGAAGGTGTTTAGACGTAACCGAGAAATGACAGGAACTCCTGGGATTAACCCAATTCACTTTGGGGATATCAGTCAGGGGAGTCAGCTTGTTAGTGCAGCATTAGACAGAGCCTCTCAAGAGGGATCACTCATTAGTGAAATTCAGTCTGCAATTCCTAGATACAGGGGTGAGCAGACAGCCACTGAGATTGAGACTAAACAAGCAAATCAAGATAGTTTCTTTGGGGCGATGGCTGGGGATATTGAAGCAAAGGCCATTAAGCCAATTGTACAGTTTGCAGTTGATTTGGCACTACAGTTTCTGGGGACTGCAAATGATCCAAGATTGGCCAAGATCCTTGGTGTTGGGGCACAAGAGTTCCAAGGGATGAGCAGGGAGGAAGTACTTGAGCTTATCCAGGGAGAGTATATTGTTAAGGTCTCTGGTATTACTGAGGAGTTGGAGAAAGCTGAGGTTTTACAAAACCTAGTCCAACTAATGAATATCATTGGCCAAAATGAGAGTTGGGGGATATACCTAAACAGAGACCAACTACTAAGGCGCATACTTGAGGCATTCCGCCCAACAATCAGGGACATTGACCAAATTGTTGCTGACCCAGAAATGATCCAAGCTCGACAGGCAGCACTAGATTTGAAGGATGCAGCTCCGCAGGTTATCCAACACGCAATCACTCAACAACAGCAAGACATGGATGCTGCGATGCAACTCCAGCAAATGGAGATCCAGCAACAAGGTCAAGAACTACAACAGCGCCAGCAGCAGCAGGCTGAAATTCAAGCAACGCATGATAGGATTATGCAGATGCTGGAGTTTAGCCTTGCCAAAAAGCAAGCAGAGAATGAAGCTAAGCAAGTTATTGCCCCACAGGGAGGTACAAAATAATGAAAGCATTGTTGCTTTTAGTTTTATCAGCAATGTCCTTAGTTGGGCAAGTTAGCTGGCGGCAGGTCACCAGTAAACCCACAGCAATGAGTCCTATTGAGTGGATTGCAAACTCCACAATATTTAGGCTCAAACCTTGTTTAAACGCGGGGGAGGCATGGAGGTGGGATGGTGCAGCCTGGGCATGTAGGTCCACTGACCCAGTGAGTGGTGGGGTTGGGATTGTGGTTAGTGGTGGGAGTGTGGTGGGGATTGATGACCTTATAGTACCAAACTACGCATCTGGTTCTGGAGCGCCGTCATTGTCCACCGCACCCGCACAAACTATATATGTGGATACAGATCTGCATGTGCCATACATCGCCACAAATACAGACACATTCAGCAGGGTGGCATTATACTCAGAACTTGGTAGTGGTGGGAGTGGGAGTGTTACTGGGTTGTACAGTGGGGCAGTGGACTTTAGCTCAATCCCAGATGGTGGGTGTGTGGAGAGTACATTCACTGCAACTGGATTGAGTGCTGGGAAGACACTGGCAGTTAGTATACCGTCTACATTAGAGAGCGGGTTAGTGGTTAATGCAATTGCCTCAGCGACAGATACACTTAAACTGCGAGCGTGTAATTTTAATGGGACAGCTGTTGATCCAGCTAGTGCAACATTCAAAGTCAGGGATATTGAGACTCTAGGGTATGTGTATGGATCAGCTACAATTGACTTTGGGGCCATCCCAGATGGTGGGTGTAATACAGACACTATCACCGTGACTGGGGCGGCTACTGGGGATAATGTGGCTGCTGGTTGGCCAGCAGCATTAGAGGGTGGGCTGATAGGTATGATGAATGTAACTTCTGCAAACACAGTTACTGTTAGGTTGTGTAATTGGTCGGGTGTGAGTTTAGACCCAACAAGTGCAACATTCAAGGCTGCAATTACAAAGTAGATATAAAGGAGTAGATATGCGAGTTTTTATTTTATCTTTACTAGCTGCAGTTATGTTGACTGCACAAACGCCCGTCACACGGACAGTTGTGTGCACGGATGCGGGGTCAAACGACACCTATGCTTGTTCCCCAACCCCAGCGATTAGTTCATACACAACTGGGATGGAAGTTAGGCTGTACCCAAATACAGCTAATACTGGAGCAGCAACAATTAACATCAGCACACAGGGTGCAAAAACCATCAAGAAAGTCGCGGGGGGTATTACTACAGACCTTGCAGATAATGACATTAGGGCAGGACAGTACGTAAAACTAGTGTATGATGGCACTAACTTCCAAATGCAATCAATGTTGGGTAATGCTGCAAGTTCAACCTCAACAGTTGGAGTACCGGATATTACAACAAAGCGATGGTATTTCTGGACAGCAAATGGTGTTAACGCAACCCCCAGTACTGTTGGTGAGGCTGCTGGTGTGAGTGGTACTCAAACTGCAGTTACACCGTCATCTACAGATAGTGCTGCAATTAAGACTACAACAGCTACAACAACTGCTGCGACAGCGTATTGGGGGGGAAATAGTAAAGACTATCTAACTCGCTCCCCACGTTGGCAGGCTAGGGTTAAACTTGCTGCAGCGTCTGATTATACTACTGCTAGGGTGTTTATTATGTGGGAGGATGCAGCATATAGTGTGGCTGTTGCACTTGGGAGTTCCCCCTCCACAGACACCCCAACCTCAAAGTACTTTGGGTTTAGGGGCTCTACAGCAGCGGGGGATACAAACTGGATGTGTATTCATAGTAATGCTGGTGGTTCAACTGACACTGGAGATTCTGGGGTAGCAATCAATACTACTGGCCATGTGTTTGAGGCATACTATGACTACGCCAACACCCAAATTCTGTACTATATTGATGGTACTCGGGTGTGTAATGGCGGGTCACCAATCTCACAAACCAACATCCCAACAGGCACTGGAGCTTGGAGGGGACTGATTGGCACTGTGAATTTGGCTGTTGATAGTTCAACTAGAAGCATTAATCTTGCTGCGGTTTATTCAGAAAGCAAATGGTAATGATTAAATTTATCCTCGGTCTTGTACTAGCTTTACCGCTAGTCGGACAAACTACAGTTTATCTACGGGATGGCAGCGCACCCCCATTTAGAATTACTAACGCTGTAACTAATGGTAGTTACATTAGGGTTACTAGTTCAACAACTGGAATAGCAGTTGGGGATAAGGTTACAGTGCAGGGGGTAAGGGGGTGTGCGCACGCAAACGGCACACGTACAGTCGCAACAGTGGGGAGTACGTATTTAGATCTACTTGCTAGGGATGGGGTAACGACATTGGATTGTGAGGAGGCATGGATTGCCCCATCAACCTATGCGCTGGCGAGTGGGATGAGTGATTCTTATCTTGGTAAGTTAGTAGCCTACACACTCAAACCCCCACCAAATATTCTTGGGTTTGACGGGCCTAGTGGGAGTTTTACAAATAGCCTAACTCCTCGTGCGGTTGCTGGAAATCCAGCATGGGATGTGATTAACAGTAGGGCCAACAGCCAACTAACCTACCCAGATCGCCTATATACTTGGGGGACCAATATTATGGCGATGGCGTGGCATGTTGGTGGGAGATCCCCCTCTAGTCCGTATTTGGTTAATCTTAAAAAGTGGCTTAACAACGCACACCTAATTTACCTTAGCCCGGGGTGTGATGAGGGGTATAGTATTTGTGGTAGAGGTGGTGTGGCGAATGCTATTGACTTTATGAGTCCAGATCTGTATACAGTTACACAGGCATTTAACATTGCCCAAGATCAACTAACTGCAGCAGAGAGATTAGCATTTGTCCAGAAAATGCTAAACGACCGTGCACTCAACAATACTAGTGAGACTGGATGTACTAATGCCCTTACTCGTGCGGCAGTTGGAGTTACTCTTACTGCAACAGCGGGGACAAACTATGTGACTATTAGTCCTGCGGGGTCGGCAAGTGTGTTGGCAGCAGGGGATAGACTAGACTGGCGTAGGGGTGGGAATCCGCTAAATAGTTTACTAGACGCAGAAATTGTTGTGTCAAGTGTGGATACCTCAACTGGGGTTGTTACACTAACTACAATCCTCCCAACCAGCGGTGGGGACCCAACAACCCCCGCAACAAATTATTGGTTCTACCAAAAGGACTACCTAAATTGGAATCCAAACACCTGTGGGTATGTGTGGTTGCAAAAGCACTACAACAACAATCCAGCGTTTATTGCAATGGCAGGCGGGCCAAATCTCAAACCCTACCCAATTGAGGGGGCCGTTAGTGGCCACCCACTTGGGAATTTGCAAACTTGGCGAAATAGGGTGTACATGGAGATTGGTGCATCAACATGTGGGGTGAGTGTGCCAAGTGGGGTGGATCTACGAGGGTGCGAGTTGTTTGAGAATGCTGAGGCATTTTATTGGGATCAGACATTAATGGAGGCAAAAAACATCCAGTCTGGCCCAACTATGGCGGCTAGTGGGGCATACCGAGGTAGGGTGGAGGGTGCGTTTAGTGCGGTGTCGTTGATGCTGAAGAACGCCCTCACCCCAAGTCTAGACAGCACAACTGGGAATTGGTTTAAAGATAACTTAATGTTCCAGCTTTACCAAACTGTCCCAGACGCGGGAGATCATGTCCACCCATTTGGCGAGGCCGCAGGGAATTTTTTTGATGGATATAAGTTCTCCCACTACTATTCTGTAATTGGCGCAGTCCCTACATCCACTGAGGCTGCATACGCAAGGTGGTGGCTGTTTAATAAATTCCCCAACTACACATCTACTATATCTGGACTTAATGCTGCTGCTGGTGGGTATGTGGCAGTACCTGCATTTTTGGGGGTTGATTATAATGCAACCCGCACAAACTACACAACTGTACTACCACCACAGAGATTATTCTGGGACACAGATGCTGATGCAACATGGCTGGGGTATAATGCCCCTGGGGGGTTGTTAGTGATGAACAGCCGTACTGGATGGGGCACTACTGCAACATCCATGATGGCCGCCCCACTTGGGGTGTACCAAGACCATGTGTATCTTCGTTCACCAGTTAACTACCAAATCTATAAAAATGGGTGGTTGTATGGTAGTGTGGGGTCTACAGCATTATCTAACTGTACTACAGCAACCTACAATACATCTTGTTTGAATGGGCAAAATGAAATGGATAGTGTGGTGGAGGTGGGTAGGGCGAGTACTGGGACAACAACTAGTTATGGGGCATATAACTCTGCTACCCCTCAACTCACTGGCTGGACAGCAATTCCAGCATTTGGGTTTAAGAATGTCTCTTGGGCGGGGAGCGCAAAGTCTGGCAGGGCATCGGGGGATTACACCTATATGGCCTATGATCTTGGGGCAGTAAATGCCCTGCCAGCCCTCACCAACCAACGACATCATTATCTACATTTTAAACGAGACAATAGAGACTACATACTACGGTATGTGTCTAGCACAACAACTACAACCCAGCCAATGAGGGCATACCTGCACTTCCCAAACAACGGCCAATCTGGGGAAGGTAGAACTAGTGCGGCTGTGAGTGGGGTGATTGGGACAAATACAATTGGGGGCACGTCAATGCACACCCAAGTACTTGTACCAACATCCAACTCACAAACAGATATTGGGATTGTTAAGACTAGTGATTCTATATTAACTGTCAACCCAGACTCAACCTCAACCTATCCAGCTCGTTATCAGATGGGTGGGGTGTCGTGTAGTTGGACTGCCCCATCCACAATCAACTGGGTTAGTTTAGTGGGGAATGTGTATGTGTATGTGCGACCATCTGATTGTGCACTAGTGGCTGCTGCTTCTGCAGGGAGTATCACTGGGGGAGGGGGAGTTACTGTAGTTACTGGTAGCTCCTTCCCAGCAAGTGATTATTACCCAATCGCAGTTTGGCCTGCATCTAGTGGTAGGTGGGTTAGCTCAACTGCAGCACCGTATGTGAAGGATGCTTTACCCCACACCAACATCCAATACGAACGTAGGTTTGTTGTGGATCTTGGAACTACAACTGCAGGGGAGTTGTTAGTTTTGCATTCCCCTCATGGGAACTTAACCGACCCCGCTCCGACAGCAAGTTTGGTTAGCTCTACTAGTGGGTGGAGAACTGTCCAGATTGATGGAGCATTACCTAGTGTTGGGGCGTTTGGATATGGGGCAGACTGCAAAAACTCTTGGGCTGCCACGACAACCCACACAGGAACTGGGATGTATGTTATTACAAACCTATGTCCTGGGGTTTATACTCTCACCAAAAACAGTGTGACTGTTAGTTCCCCCGTGGTTGCTGCTGGAGATCAGACAATAACATTTGATTCTACTGCAGGGATTTTTTCATTAACCTCAACAGGCGCAGTGCCAGTAGAGATAGTTGATTTGATTTTGCCAAGTGCCACACAAGGAGTGCCGTATAATTATACTCTAAGTGCTCTTGGCGGAACACCCCCATACACTTGGGCAGTTACCCCAATTGGGTATGATTGCCTAACATCATATGGGTTGAATCTTGCCTCATCTGGATTGATTAGTGGCACCCCCACAAGTGCGGGGAGTTGTAGTTTAGATCTGACAGTCTCTGATGTGGTTGCACTCACAGATACAAAAACTCTCAACCTAAACATCAACCCCTCAGAGCTTAATGATATCTCAATTAACACTATTGCAGGGGCTACATCTGTGCTGGTGAAGGCTGGCCTACGTGGTCTACCAACTACAACCTCTTGTACTGCAACAGTTAAAGACGGTAGTAACTCTACAGTCGCTACTGCAACATCTAGTAGTGGGCTCGCACGAAGAGTGTTTTTGGTGACTGGGTTAACTGAAAGTACTGGGTACTCAGTTAATGTTCAGTGCGATGCTCACTCAGGTATTAGTGCGGTTGCGTTTAGTACTATCGCTAGTGGGGCAAGCGCGAGTAGTTCTATAACCTCTACCCTCCCTGTTGGGGCTAGTGGGATGACGGTTGTGTATGGTGGGACATTTGAAAACTCTGCTACTGCAACATGTGTGAGTGGGGTTTGTACTGCTATGATAACCTCAAATATTGGATCAATAATCCAATATAAATACACTTGGGTCGGTCTTGGCCGAACCTCAGCAGTTCAATACATGTTGGTTCGATAGCCAACAGCAACAATTAACTCGAAAGGATATAATAAGTTATATGACTAATGCAGAATTTTGTGATATGTATTGGGCCGCTCAACCACTTGAGGTCCAAGTTCTAAAAGACATGGTAAAGAAACTATATACTGATGAACTTCAGTATGCAGACCTAGCAGTTGTTGGTGAGGACCTAGCAAAGAAGGGCTACAAAATTGATGCTGAGATTATGATCTATGGTAACAACCCATGGAGCACAATGTTATCTCGCCAGCGATATGGGTATACTTGGTATCCATCATTATTCCAAGAACCAATTCGGATGACTCCAGGGAATTCAGCCCCTTCAGTCCCATCCTATGATCCTCTCAACCCTCCACCTGGGAGTATTAAAATCACCCTTGACCCAGCAGACTATCCGTCTGTTGTGCCACCTGTTATCCAACCCCCAACCCCAATGACTGCAAAACCAAATTTCAGTATCCCTCCAACCCCTTCGGGAACATACTATACTATTGCCGGAGATACCTCTGGAGATGGGACAAAGTATGAGGGTCGCGGGGAACTGGGGGAGCCAGTGCTGAAGTTCCGAAAAGTTGTGAAGTATGGACCTTTTGGTGGGTGGGCATGGTGGGAGGTGGTAAACTAATGCCGTTAATGATTACTGAGATTTTAAGGTTGTTAAACAACCTTCTTGAGGGTACTCCAATTGAACAACGTATTGTTCAGGCAAAGATTTGGTTTTGGTCTACATGGCCAATCACAAAGTTTTTTCTAAAACTTGGCGGTACTCCCGCAAATGTTATTGACGCTATTGAGCAACAAATGAAGGAGACTGGTCCTACAGCATGACCGCGCAACAAAAACAAAAACTGATGGAACGTGCAGGGGACGCTGCAGTTGTAGAAGATTTTTGTCAGAGTATCGGCTGGGCGGATGTTATTCGCCCGGCTCTACTTTCTGGGATTGTATATCGCAAAAATATTCTAGTGACTAAACTACTGGGGGATGTTACAGTCCCCCAAACCCCTGAGCAAATCGCAGCACAAGCATATGGACTACAGTTTGTACTTGATCTTGTTGAGAAGATTCTTAAAGAGGGCCACACTGCACTGCAGACCCTCAAACAAGAAGATTATCAACACACAATACAACAGTAGAGTATAATTAAAGGAGAATTAATTTATGGCAGATATTAACCAATCCGGAACGGTCACCGAACAGACCCCACAACCTACTCAACCAGCTACCGTAGGAGCTGAACATGCTGAACCTACAGGCACAAAACCCCTCTCTGCACGAGAAGAGATATACAATAAATACTATAAAGAAACAGGACAAATAAAAACAGAAAATACAAATAACAACAACGAACAAAATAAATCTACAGCCTCTCAACCTCAAGATCCACCAGCAGATCCAACTCCAACTCCAACTGAGGTAGCTCCTCAACCACTTGCTGAGAGTGTTGAAGAGACTGAGGTTGAGAATGAAGCTGTCACGTTTTTACGGGGAATGTATGAGACAAATCAAAAGCTCCAGCAAAAGCTTGATGCTCTTGAAGCGAGGTTAAATACCCCACCTCCAACCACCCAAACACCCCAAACACCTCCTGTTAACTCTGTAGTTGTTACTGCTGAGAATGATTGGATTGAAGCTCTTAAGACTGGAGATTTTGATAAAGCTCGCCAGCTAGTTAGGGAAGATGCTATAAAGGCAATTAAATCTGAACTAAAAATCTCTAGTGGGGAAGAGCTGATCTCTAACACTGTTGCCCAAGCAAATACTCTCCAACGAGTTGAGCAAGACGTTATGCAGTTTAGTAATGATATTCGTGCAAAGAATCCTGACCTCGCGCCATTCGAACCTTACATCTCCTCTGTTGTAAAAACCCGAGTGGACAGCGAAATAGCCGCCAAAAACATTTCTGACCCGGTGTTATATGGTGAAGTTTTTAAACGGGTGTTGAACGAGGAAGTAAATAAAGCTCGACAAATCACAAGCCAGCTACGAGCAGCGGGCAAGACTGAAGCGGCGACAGTTCAAAAGGAGATTTTATCTTCTACAACTGTTGCACCTAACGCGCAAGATCAACTACGTGGGAGTTTGAGTAAACCCGAAGAGCCAAAATTTGACACTATCGAGGATTACATCAAAAAGCGCCAGAGTAGAAATTTTGCAAGTAGGAATATTTAAGGAGAATTAATTTATGGCAGGTCAAGTTTATAGCGTCAATACCCTCGGCGGGTATACCTCTCAACCTTACCTCAGTGATCGTCTCCGCCATGTTGCTCAGCCCTACTTCGTTCTTCGCCAGTTTGCAGATGTTAAAGAAGCTATTGGTAAGAACCGGGGCGACACATTCTTGTTTGATAAGGCAAGCAATGTGGGTACACAGGGTGGTACGCTCGTTGAAACGTCCACAATTCCGCAAACCAACTTCACTGTCAATCAGGGCAGTGCGACAATTACAGAATACGGTAAGATCAAAGCTCGTAGGAGCTAAGAAGGTTGCCGATTAGAGTGGTAGTTGCAGGAAAGGGCTAAAACTGATGCAGGTAATTATTCCAACAGAGCAATCAGATGTTACAATGTCCAACCCGCATACGTATGAAATTGAGCTAGCCTATTTGGCTGGGGTTATTGATGGTGAAGGTTGTATTTCACTTGAGCGAAATGGAAACAGACGTCTCAATGGAGTTACTGGTCTTCAAGCTATGGTTTGTGTAACAAACACAAATGAAGCACTCATCTCATATTGTCTAAATATTTTTAGGCGAATTGGAGTTAACCCTTATATTAAATCTCAAGCAGTTGGCTATGGCAAGAAAGCACGATGCAAAACTTGTTATTGGCTAACAACTCAAGGTTTAACGAAAACCAAAAAGGTTTTAGAAGCGGTGCTTCCATATTTAATTGCGAAGCGGGCTCAGGCAGAACTCGTGCTTGAGTTTATTAAGTTGAGAGGCGATTCTCAGTTAGCAAAAGGTAAACCTTATGGCGATGCTGAGTATGGAATTCTCACCCGCATTCGGGCGCTTAATTTTCGAGGCGTGTCAGAGACTGAAGACCACATGCTAGGGCAGGTAGCTGCCTAGTAAAATGACAGTCCATACCAAGGGTAACTCTTTGGTGGGATAATGAACTCTATCCCTTATACAGGAAAGTTGATGGATTTATCGCAATTCCAGCTAGACCCAGTTATCGAGCAAAAGCTGCGAGATGATATGGTGAAGGTCATTGAGTCTGCGGCTGGTAGCCAGTTTGTGGCGACACAGTATATTGCTGTGCAGACAGCAACAAATAGTGTGGTCTTTACAACCAATGGTACAGCAACTGCTACTGCAACTTCCAACGTCACTGGTGCAAACACCAGGGCGATTGTTAGCTACATGAAGAAGAAGTTGATCCCTCGGTTTGATGGCCGTAATTATATGTGTGTTGGTAGCGTGAGTGCTATCAGCGGCATGTTTGAGGATACTGGCACTGGTGGTTGGGCAAACGCCTCACAATACACTGGTGAGTTTGCAAAGAACATCTTTAATGGCGAGGTTGGTACATACTACACAACCAAGTTTATTGAAGAGACTGGTTATCTGTCTAGCACAATTGGCAATGGTAGTGTGTATGGTCAGGCAGTGTTTTTTGGTTCTGATTGTGTGTATGAAGCTGTAGCGATCCCTGAAGAGATCCGCACCAAGGTCAGTATTGACTACGGTCGTGATATGGGTATGGCTTGGTATGCACTGTTGGGCTTTAAGACTGTTTGGAATCTGTCTACTGATGGCGAACAGCACATTGTGTTTGTCACTAGTGCCTAAGGAAAGGAAGGAATTTAGATATGCCTTTTTATACTGATCCCTCTCTTCAAGTAGTGCACTTTGACCAAGTTCAACCTGCAACTAGTTTTGGTACTGCAACTGCTGCTTCGGCAGTTGGTTGTGACTTTACTGGTGTCGGGGCGCTACCAAAGTTCACTAAACGTCTAAAGGTTAGTAAGGTGCGATTTAAGTGCACAGTTATCCCCGATAGTGGGTCTACTGCAGTTAAGGCGCATTTACTAAACGGCACAAATACTTTTGCTGTCGTTACCCTAACAACCGCCACTGCTGGTCAGTGGCTTGATGGAACCGTCACCTCTGCGAATGCTACGATTGATGCAGATGTTGTACCAACAATCAATACTACCGGAACTGCTACAGCTAGCGCTGATGCTATGGGTACGTATGAGGTTTATTTTGAGTACAAGTTTGCCTTTGATCCTGCTGACTAAGAGGGGGTGATCCAATAATCTACACACTGGGCACTCAGTACGCACTGGGTGCCTGTTGTGTTTATACAGGTATGTGTGGTATAATAAGTAGTGAGTTCTAAAGGAGATATACTATGGCTCGTCCAGCGAATACTGATACAACGACCCCTGCTCAGGAAGAGCGAAAGACGTTTACAAATTGGGAGACATTCCTAAAGGGAAAGTTTACCCCAACATCTATTGTGTGTGATGGTCATCGACCCTACCATAATCCAAATCTAGGTTGCCATACCCAACTACCAATGAGTGCAACAGTATTAAAGAACCACGTTGATGCAGACCATGGTGGCGGGTTTGAGTTTCAGCTAAAGGTGGGGGATGAAAAAGGTTGGGCGGGCTGGAAGGATCTAGAGGCTCTAGGGATGGAGTGTGCAGAGATAAGGTGCGGGGTGTGTGATAATAGTGTACCTCTAACAGTCCAGAGTATTAATAAGCATCTAAAAAACCACATCAACGGCAATCGCCGAATGCAAACTGGTGGGATGTTTTATATTACTCTTGGTTACACTGCCCCTGATATGATTGAAGAGTAATATCTATGGCACTCACTATGGATGCTCGCTGGGTGAGCTACAGGTGTATTGCGTATCTTAGTGGTAGGGGAATTGTCTGGGGAGCGGGAGAGGGATCTCCCCTCCCTAGAGAGGCTAAAGATCCCAAAAAGTACGCAATCACTATTGATGATAGAAAGTTAAATAATGTTGAGTGTATAGATAATGAGTATAGTTTACTAGCCAATGATGCTAGCGATTTTGTGTTTGTTGGGTGGAGAATTATGGAGGTCCCAAACACCCATGTTGTGCTTGCGGGGTTAGTACAGAAACTTAAGGTTGGTGGGCATATAGTTATCCATTGTGGGAAGGATGCTGATTTTACTAAGTTTCTTGGGAGCATTGGGGCATGGAGAACTAAAATTAATGAGGTCAATAATGACCAAAGAGTGTTGGTGTTGAAGCTCCTCCCATATACAAAAATCTGGGGGGTAAAATCCCTCCAACGCCCAACCACTAAACGTGCGTGTGTGGTTAGGTATGGGGCTATTGGGGATGCAGTTATGCTTACCCCAGTTATAAAGAAACTCCATGAGGATGGATATGAGGTTACACTCAACATAACCCCATACTGTAAGGATGTGTTTTTACACAATCCATATGTTAGTAACATAATTATCCAAGAACGCGATGCAATACCCAACCAGGAACTTGGGGAGTATTGGGCATTGTGGGCTAGAGAGTATGATAGATATATTAATCTAAGTGAGTCTATTGAGGGGTCGCTGTTGAAGGTTGAGTGGAAGACAGATTTTTACACCCCCAAATCTCAACGCGCAACAACAACAAACTATTATCAACAAATGTTAACACTAAGTGGATACGCTGAGGAGCCAAATGTATGTGGAGAACTATTCGTCCAACCCGAGGAAGAGGCCGAAGCAAGAATCATCCTAGCGAAAGTTGGGGTAGATCTAAGCATCCACAAAGTTGTACTATGGGCTCTCAATGGGAGCAGCGGACACAAGATAGTTCCTCTAGCCCAACAAATACTAACAGAGTGGCTGCCATCTCACCCGGGAGTGAGGGTGGTGTTGATGGGGGATCAGCGAGCGAAAGAACTGGAATTCCAGATGCCCAAAGTTGTATCGTTAGTAGGGAAGATCAGTGTTCGACAGATGTTGGTGCTGACAAAACTAGCGAGTGTTGTCTTTGGCCCGGAGAGTGCTCTTGTGAACGCTGCAAGTTGCTGGAAGAATTGTGGAAAGGTTGTTGTTTTAAGCCATTCTGCCCCGGAGAATTTGACATCTACATGGAGTAATGTGTATACAATCCAACCCCACACAGCCTGCTACCCTTGCTACCAACTCCATCATAGCTATGATAGTTGTCCGTTAGTGCAAATCCTTGACCCAGACACAGATGCCCACATTGCAGATGTGCCGTGTTGTACGGTTGGATATACTGCTAAAGAGGTAGCGGGTCTATTAGATAGAGCATTAATAGCTAGTTAATTATGTGGATGGTATAATTACAGTATGCCATCTTACCAAAAACCGACTCGCGCAGAAATGATAGCCAGCGTCCGTAGGCAACTCGCTGATCCTACTGGACGCTGGTGGTCTGACAGTCAACTCGCAGGGTATGTGGAGGCTTGGCAGACAGACATAAACAACAAATACGAGTTTATTGTTAGTACCGCAACAGTAACAATGACAGGAAGTGAGTTTAATGTACCTACTGACTGCCAGAGAGTTACGTGGGTATTGACAACTGCGACAAATGGCACACTGTATACTATCCCCCCAACTAGTGAGAGTGTGTTGAGTAGGGTGTCTAGTGAGTGGAGGTTTGAGTGGGGGTATGAACCTGGAGCTTGGGTTCAGACTACTGCCTCCACAATTCAAGTTTGGCCTGCCCAACTAGCAAATAGAGTGTTTGAGGTAGAATACACAAAGAAGTTTCTCCTACCAAATGATGCCACTCAAGTTGGGGTGCCTGCATTTTGCAAGTGGCATGGGGTGTGCGAAGTTATGCGGAGAGCGTATCTTGCACTAGGGCCAAACTATGATCTTAAACGCTCACTACGTTGGAAAGCTCGCGCCTCAAAATGGGAGAGACTAATTGGGAAAATCCAAAACTCTCGTTGGGGAGCAGTTAAATACCCATCCCTCAAACCCTCCACAACCCAGTGGGAGGCCAAAATTGTTCGACCATCAATAGTTATATCGGAGCTACATATGCCTAGTACTTCTTCTTATGGGACGATTGTTATTCCAACTGGGAATATGGATGGGAGTAATGTTACTTTTACTCTACCTACAATTCCGGTGTTATTAATCTTGGTAGTTAATGGTCTTGTGCTGCATGAGGGGGTGGGGTACACAAGGTCGGGGACGGTGTTAACTCTCGCCACTCCACCAGAGAGCGATGCGGTTATTGAAGCTGTGATTTGGTAAGGGGTATATGATGCTTAAAAATTTACTAACAATCTTGGTTGTGGGGAGTGGGTTAGTTTTTGGGCAAGCCCCAGACTACAAAGATATTCGTAACACTCCAGAAAAGTATGGTCGTACATATGGGATGCGGTGTGATGGTACGACAAATGATAGTACCGCATTTGCAGCAACTCTAAACGCCCTGCCTGCAAATGGTGGTAAGGTGGTACTGCCACCTGGGGTGTGTAAGATTAACTCTACATTAACTATTGGTACTGGTAGCGGGGTTACACAAAGTACAAAAAACAACATCACCATTGAAGGGCAGGGAGCATCGGGGAATAACAACTCCTTCCCTAGTGCCACAAAAATATTGTGGGGTGGGACTGGTGGGACGGTGGTTAAGATCCAAGGTCCAATTACTAGAGTTAGTTTAAAAAACCTAACTATTGATGGTAATAATCAAGCTGCAATACTGGTGGATGAGCTGGCATGTAATTCATGTACGTTTAATAATATGACTCTCCAGGGTGTTGGGGTAAATGGTTGGGCAATCAGGATGGATGCACTTGCTGATTATAATGCCAACACAATGGCAAATAGCTGGAAGGATATTAATATAAGTGCAAGGTCTAGTGGAGCGAGTTGTTTGGATATTGGGCCAACTTATTTGGATTTTAATGCTGGGAATTTTGATAATGTGTTTGAGAATTTCTACTGCACATACGCTAATGATGTTGCAACATCGTATGGTGTGAGGTTAGGGTGGGCAGACAACAACACATTTGTTAAGAGTAGGTTTGGGGTATATGATTATAATGGTCTAGGGAGTGCGATTAAACACGTTAAGCAAACTCCAAACTGGCCAGGGCTACCTAGTGAAAACACCTTCCTCCATACCCCTATTGGATGTGGGAGTTGCGTGGGTATAACTGGGGATAGTGGTGATGGGATTGGCACTGTGTTTTATGGGTATCAAGTTGGAGATAGTTCTGGGTTAGGGACTGCTAAGGGTGTGAGGGGGTGGCTACATAATGGGGACTTTTTTGACACCAGCGAACGGCTAGCTGCCCAACATAGATTTAAAGTCTACCACCGTACAGCTCCGGCAATTTTAGATATTCTTGGGTTTAGTGGTAGTGCGGGGACTGGGACTATTAGTACAAGTGGGATTAATGTTGTTGGTAGTGGTACATTGTTTACTAGTGAGTTAAGTGTGGGTAGAACTATTGCAGTTAATAGTAATGTGTTTAGAACAGTAACTGCAATTACAGATAACACCCACGCAACAATTAATGCTGCATTTGATTCTGATGTTCCAGCAGGGAGTTCATTTCTATATCAGATTGGCGCGTATGGGCAGATCTTTGCGGATTCGGATTTAAATATCAACCTCCAATCCCCAGGGAATATTAAGTTTAAAAACGCTGGCACAGAAA